ATCAGCTTTTGCGGCGGTCTGCCGATGATCGTCTATCGCGTCTTTCCCGACGAGCAGGTGCAAGCCGCGATCGTCGACGCTGCATCCAAATTCGAGAGCCGCATCAATGAGGTCGTCGCTGATTACGCAGCGATCCTTGAGAGCGATGTGACGCTGATTCCAACCGAACGAACCGTCGAAGAGGAAATGGTCATATGAACGCAGTCGACATGAGCCAATTCATCGCGGCCAAGAGCGACCAGCTCAACGCCGACGATCTGATGGACGCGCCCAAGACGATCACGATCACGAAGGTGACTGCGGCGCCCGACGCTGCCGAGCAGCCAGTGAGCATCCACTACGAAGGCGGCGAAGGCCGGCCGTGGAAGCCATGCAAGACAATGCGGCGCATCCTCGTCGGCGTGTGGGGCAAGGACGCGAGCAAATATGTCGGACGCTCGCTGACCCTCTACCGCGATCCGACGGTGGCGTTCGGCGGACTCCAGGTCGGCGGCATCCGCATCAGCCACATGAGCGACATCACCGAGGACAAGACGGTCGCGCTGCTGGTGACGCGCGGGCGGAAAGCGCCGTTCAAGATCAAGCCGCTGGCGATTACTCGACCGGCTGGCGGATCGACCGACGACGCAGCCGCCAAGTGGGCGAACGGCTATATCGCCAAGCTCGACACGTTCGCCGACCTGAAGGCGGTCGAGGACTTTGAAGCGCAGAAGGCCGTCAAGCTCGAGGAATTGCAGAGCGCGAGGCCGGACCTTCACGCCCAGGTTGTTGCGGCTCTTCAGGCGAGGAAGGCTGCTCTTAGCTTTGCGCCCGACCCCGACGAACCCGCCGATACGCCCGGCGACCAACCCCCCGCCGTCAACGACCGCACACTCGCGACCGAGCTAGGGCTGGACGACCATCCGGGCCAGGCGAAGGCGGGGGAGATCAAGGCGCAGCTGGAAAACGCCGGCGATGCGGAAGCCGTGGAGGCTGCGGTGGCCGAATATGAGAAGCACAAGCCCGCGCTCGACGAGAAGCAGCAGAACAGCGTGGAGATCGCGATCTCGCAGGCGCGGGCGAAGTTTCCGGAGCCGGTGAAGTGAGCGACGGCCTGCGCGACTACTTCAAGCGCAAGGGCGCGAAGCCGGCCAACCCGGAACACGTTGCCGAATACGAGCGCAACATGCGGGAGAAAACCATCCCCGCAATCGAGCGCGCCATCAAAGAACAACGCCAGCTGCGCCACCGCCTCATTTTCGGCGGCGCGGCATCCCCGTGGACCTGCCCGAAATGCGGGCGCGTGTGGGGGCCAACGGTCAAGGAATGCGAGCCCTGCAATAGCAAAGGGCCGTTCGGATCAACCAGAAGGAAAGGATTAGCGAGATGACTATCAGTGTTCGGGTGAGCTGCAACGGCAATTACAAATGCCCCGTCAGCTATAAGCAAGGCGACCGCGAAGAGAGTTTCACGCTTTCCGGGCGCGGCAAGGATGGCCCCGACGAGCGGAATATCCCGTTCTACCACAGCGCGGACGTCATGACGCTCAGCGTCGGCCCCGAAGAGCAGGACAATGGCGAAGACAACGCCGCGTAAGCTCTACTCCGCGCCGAGCGGCCAAGTGAGCGATGATTTCAGGAATGGCTGGGATGCCGGTTTCCAGAAAGCAATCGAGGCCGTGCTGGAGCGGCATCCTAAGCTGCGGGGCCGACTATGATTGAGCGCGACGGCTACAACGGGCCGATCACCTTCTGCTGCGACGAGTGCGGCGAGATCGAGGAAACGCGATGCGCCGAGTTCTCGGGCGCGATTGCGAAGGTGAAAGCGCACGGCTGGAAGGCCCGCAAGGTCGACGATGATTGGCAGCACTTTTGCAAGGACTGCGCTCCATGAAGAACCTCTGCTCTCCGGAAATCGCGCGCTACCGTTTCACGCATCCAGTGATGGGAGAAGCGCTCGACGAGCTGCGCGCATACGGCGGCTGCTTCCAAGTTCCGTTCACCGGCAAAATGCGCGGCATCACCTACCGCACAACGCTCAGGGTGATCGCCAGCCGTGGCGGCGGGCCAGCGGAGATCGGCGGCGATGACCCTTACAGCCGTTGGGATCACGTCAGCGTCTCGCTGCCCGACCGCTGCCCGACGTGGGAAGAGATGTGCTTCATCAAGGAGCTGTTCTTCGCGCCCGATGAAGTGGCGATGCAGCTGCATCCGGTCAAAGACTATGTGAACAACCATCCGTTCTGTCTCCACCTTTGGCGACCGCTGGATGCTGAAATCCCGCTCCCGTTCGCAGAGATGGTCGGCATTCCGGGCCTGGAGTTCGCAGCATGACCCGCCCCGCGCGCCTCCGCTCAGTCCCCGCGCCGGCAGAAGCGCCGTCAGAGGAGCGCACCCGCGTCTGCGGCATCGTCTCCCACCGCGACGAGGAGCATATCTTCCGCTGCATCCAGGCTATTCGCGCTCGCGTTCATCCGGCGTGGTCGCGCAACTTCAGTGACTTCCGCGTCGTCAGCAGACCGACGAGGACGTGGCGGGGGTGAGTGCTCTGCCCTCCTGGCCTGCCATGATGAAGCGCGGCAACGCGGCCGCCTACTGCGACCTCACGGTGGCGGAATTCGAGCGCGAAGTGAACGAAGGCCGCTTGCCTCTGCCGATCATGCTCGGCAAGAGCGAGCACTGGAGCCGCCGCAAGCTCGACGAGGCGCTGGAGGCGCTGCACGGCGGGCATGGCGATTGGCGGACGCAGCTAGGCCTGAACGATGCCGCATGAATGGCAACCGATCGATACGGCGCCGAAGGACGGAACGCGCATCCTGTTCCTCGCATACGGTGATATGGTTTATGCCGGTGACTGGAACGAGTGCCGCGAAAGCTTCGAGCCGGACTTTTGGGAAGGCCCGAATTTTGATGAGGGCGACATCACCCATTGGATGCCGCTTCCGGAGCCTCCAAAGTGAACCTCCCCAAGCACGTCCGCCGCAAGGTCGCGAAGGGGCGGACCTACTATTACTTCGACACTGGAACGAGGGTGAACGGCAAGCCGGTTCTCAAGCGCCTGCCCGACATTCGAAATCCCGACTTCGGGCGAATGCTTTCCGCGGCGCAGAGCGGGCGGACCAGGCGAGGCAAGATCAAGGGCGTGCTGACGATCGCGGCCCTGGCAGACCTCTACGAGCGCTCGCCGGAGTTCCGGAAGCTGGCCGACGCTACCCGCCGCAGCTACGAAGCCAATCTCGACAAGGCGCGCAAGCGGCTCGGCATCGCGCCCGCCGACGAGCTCAAGCCCTCCGACGTGCGGCTCATTCACGACGAAATGGCCGATCAGACCGGCGCCGCGAACCAATTCGTCCGCGTCCTCGGCTCGCTCTATTCGTGGGGAAGGAAGCGCGGCCATGTGACCGCCAAGCCGACGGAGAGCGTCGAGCTATTCGACGAGACGCCGCACGAGCCTTGGCCGGAGTGGCTGCTCGAGCAGGCGCTTGCCGATGAGCAGGTGCGGCTTCCTGTGGCACTGCTCTATTACACCGCGCAGAGGATCGGCGACGTTTGCCGGATGCGCTGGTCGGACATTCGCGACGGCGCGATCGCGGTGACGCAGCAGAAGACGGGGAAGTCTTTGGCGATCCCGTTCCACGCCGAGCTTGCCAAGCTCCTCTCCAGCGCGCCCAAGGAAGGGCTGACGATCCTCTCGGCCAACGGGCGCAAGCGATCAGAAAAGGCCCTGCGCGACAAGCTCCAGGCATGGGCGGCCGAACGCGGGCAGAAGATCGTGCCGCATGGCTTGCGGAAGAACGCCGTGATCGCGCTGCTCGGCTGCGGCTGCTCGGTCGCGGAGACTGCGGCGATCAGCGGTCAGACGCTCCAGATGGTCGAGCATTACGCGAAGAACCGCGACCAGGCGAAGCTGGCTGGCGCGGCAGTGCTGAGATGGGAGGGGAAGCGGTGAGCGAGACAGGATGGTATTTAAGCGAGGCCGATCAGTCGGCCATCAACACGGTTGTGACGCGATGCATCGTTGAGGCCGCAGACGCTATCGGAGACGCGATAAAGGCCTCGTGGCATTACTCTTGGACGGAAGGCGGCAGGCTGGTCGCAATCATGGTCCCCGAGGATGGGGAGCGGTTTTGGGATGAAGAGAAAGATGTCCATGCGACGGTGGTCTTGGCGGATGCAATTAGAGAGTGCCGCGACCAGAAGGCGGTTCATGGGCGAGACGTCTTTTTGACCGACAGGGATGAGCTTGAATCGGCCTTAAAGGAAATCGAAGAGGCGATTGCTTTCGTTCGTGCTGGCTATGCGAACGAACTGGAAACGGGAAAACCGGATCCAAAAAGGTGAAAACCGCACATGCTGCGGCTCTAAAATCTGGTTAATGAAGAGGCGCGATTTTCCGCCGATCTTGAGGCGCCAGATGTGAAAACGGAGGCCGTTGTGACGGAGGCGAGCGAAGGAAAAGTGAAAACCGAGGCCATGCCTAACCTATCACAGGAACCAATGATGGTAGAGCGAGTAGCGCGCGCAATACGAGCGGCGATTGACGCCAGTAAGCACTTAGCCGCCTTCCGAGACGTGGGCGAGGAATATCACGGCGAGCAAGGGGTGACGATGCTCTACGTCGATGGGGCGTTCGATCTGAGTGCCGTCGCTACCGCCGCAATCGGCGCAATCCTCTCGACTGGCGATGATGCAGGGCTGGTGGAGCTGAGCGGATATACGCCGGGGCCGTGGCGCGTCGAACTGGACCGTCGGATTGTTGCCGACCGCTGGCAAGTCGCGCAGGTTGATGCGCTCGGTGGACCGTGGCCGAAGTCTCAGACATGGCATGAACGTGAAGCCAACGCCCGCCTGATCGCCAAGGCTCCCGAGCTTCACGCGCTCAGCCTCTCCCTCACCGCCAGGAATAAGGCTCTTGAAGAGGCACTGCGGGATGCGGGCGACGATATGGATTTCGCCTGCACGGCTATCCAGCACCTAAAGGAACACAAAGCTCGGGTGCGGCTTGAGCAGACCTTGCGGAAGCTCGCCGCTCTCAACCATCAGGACAATCGCCAGAAGGAGGGTGGGGAATGAGGGCGCGAGATTTGATCGAGATCGCCGTGCGCCTCGAAGCATTTGCTGAACGCGACCTTGAGCTGCGCTGCCCGAGCGATGGAACAACGAAGCTGTTGGCGGCGGCCACCGAGCTTCGAGAACGCGCGCACGCTATGACCGCCCTCGCACAAAAGGACACCAACTAGATGAGTAACGTATCAAGGGATGAGATGCTTGCGTTGGCTGAGCGGTGCGAGAAGGCGACGGGGGCAGACCGCGACTTGGATTTGCGGGTCAAGCTGGCGGTTTTGGGCAGGCCCTTTGACGAGCAGGAGCACATTCACACCAACTGGCCACCCGAGGCAACGCCCGCCTACACCGCCTCTCTCGACGCAGCAATGACGCTGGTGCCGGAGGGGTGGCGGGTCACGACCGAGAATGCCTCCTTCCAGAAGGCGGCATGGCTGCATCCTGAGAACGGACAGAACGGCGGGTGTATCTGCTCGAGCTACGACCGCGCAAAGACCGTCGCCCTCGCGCTCTGCGCCGCCGCACTACGCGCTCGCGCAACCAAGGAGAGTAAAGATGCTGCCGGATGAGGGGCTGACGACAGCCTAGCCGAACAACCGGCCGAAGAAGCCGCGCCGGACCTTCTTCAGCGCTTCCCGGTGCATCTTCAGGCACTCCGAATAGATGTGGTCGACCGCCGGCGCGTTCTCGTTGGCCTTGTCGAGCTGCCCGGTCTGACCGAGATAACCAAGCATCCACGGCTCGGCCTTTTGATGCCCGTCCGGCCATTGCTCAGGCACCGGGACATCGACGCCTTCCACCGGCTTGAGCAGCGACGGCGGAATCAGCCGCTCGCATTCGGGGATGTCGCCATAGACGGGCGGGGCCGTCATGCAGGCGCTCAGGGCGGCCGATGCTGCGGCAATCAACAGCACTCGGGTAATCATCGTGCCGGTCCTTTCGGTTGGCATTCGGGCTTGTTCCTATTCGCCTTGAAGCGGCAGGCGGCGTTCACCGCGGCGTGGCCCTTGTCGGCCTCCGGAGCGGTGCGAACCTCATCTTGTCCCTGAGCAACCGCTTGGTCCGTGGCGGCCTGGTTGCTCGCCACGTTCGAGACGGTGTTCATCGCTTCCTGGCCGGCACTGACGGACGCTTGGCCCTGAGCCCCGCTGACCTCGTCTTGCTTCTTCGCGGTCTTGCTCGAGCTGCATTGGGTCAGCACAATCGAAACGGCGGCGATGAGGACAATCGCGCCGACGCCAATCGCGATCAGCTTTGCGCCAATCTCGTAGCCCCTTATGGTGAACATCAGCTCAGCTCCACGTTCGCTTGAGGGTGGAAGACGTCGGTCTTGGGCGGGCGGATCGGCGAGGGCGTCTTGCAAATCCGGGTAATCGCTCTGGACGAGAGGCAGGCCAGCGTTCGGGCGCTTATGCCCTCCGCTGGCAATGCAGAGCATGGCAACGAGGGCGAGCGCGAGCCAGGCGACGAGGCAGGCCGCGCGGACAGTCATTTCTTCCTTAGCTTGGCGAGGATGCGCCGCGCTTCCGTCTTGGAGTCGAGGAGAATGGCCCGCGCCAGGGCCTCGGCATCCGCCCGCAAGTCAGCATGGCGGAAGGTTAGGAAACCGAGCCAAATGAATGCGAGGGCGAGCAGGGTGGCGAAAATAACGTTCATACTGCGTCTCCTTCTGTTGGGGCGGTAGCCTTCGCCGCCGCCGAAGCCCCCGCGGCAGCGCCGGCCGCGGCGCCCGCAATGATCGGCGGAAGCGGCTCCCCTACGCCACTGCCTTCAACGCTCGCGCCGCTCTTATCGACGGCCGCCTTGAAGCGCCCAACGGGGCCGCCAAGCAGGATGCCAACCTGCGAAATGCCAACCAGCACCAGGCCGCCAATTGCGACGATTCCAAGGATGGAAATGATTTTGCCATAGAGCGCCGGGGGCCACCCGCCCCACACGAGCACGCAGACAAGCGCCACCACGCCAATGCCGAAGGCTACGGCGCCTACCAGTGCGGCAATGGCGAACAGCAAGCGCATCCCTTCCGCGAAGGTCTGCGGCGGCGGCAGGCCAAGCAGTTTCACGCGGCTAGCCCTTGCATGAACGCCGCGACCTTTTGCCGAAATGCCACCATGTTGAAGGCTGGATCGATCTTCCGGCCGGGCGGCAGCGCATATTCCTTATGGCCGACGCACATGATCGCAGGCGCGCCGATGTGCTTAAGGATTGCCGCGCATCCGCGGGCGTAGGCTTCCATCTGAACGTCGGGCCACGGATCGGCGCCGGTGCCGGCATTCTCGGCCTCGATGCCGATGAAGCTGGTGTTTCCGCTGGCGATCCCCTGCCATTGCCCCGGGCCTGCATGGTTGCAGCGACCGGCCGCGATGACGCTGAACGTGCCGTCGCGCGCAAGGTGAAGATGCGAGAGCGGCCCGGGGAGATCGGGGCGCCCGTCGATGATGGTCTTGAGAGAAGGCGCGTTGCCGGTCAGCGGCCCTGCCGTGTGATGGCAGAGGACGCCGCGCACTGGGCCGAAAGCGCCCGGGCGCCCGCGCGTTTGCCAACCGGCAATCTCACTGACCTTGCACCCCGCCGCGCGAAGCGCGTCCGCAAGCCAAGTCGCGTTCATCCTGATCTCCCCTTCATGTTGGTTGGGCTCATGCTGCATCCTCCGCTCCAGCGTCCGCATCATCTGCGCGGAGCTCGCTTGCATAGATGAGCGCCGATTCCTGAGCTTCGGCGACCATTTGCGCCGCGCGCTGCTCCTTGATCTTCGCGACGATCTCGGGACCGCGATCCGGGTTCATCTCCAGCATCATCAGCATCGCGTCGAAGTTCGCCGTCATGTTGCGGAGCTTGTGGATGAGCAGCCGCTTTTCGGCGTCGTGCCGCGTCTGCTGGCGATCAAGGCGAAACTCGAGCCGTTCGACGCGAGCAATCAGCGTGTCGCGGAGCTTGGCTTCCGCATCGGTCGTGACCTTCTTCCACGGCACGACCTGGCGGACCAAGAGGCCGATGAAGCTGATCGCGACCGTCCAGATGCCGACGACGGTGAGTTGCGAAGTCGTGGGTGGGATCATGTGTTCCGCCTACATCAATGACATTCTGCGGTTGCCGCCGCCGGGACCGTCCAGCCACGCGACGACTTCCAGTTTGCTCGCATCGAGGCCGGGAGGCGGCTCGAGCAGGGCATCGACCTCAAGTTTCGTCCATTCGCCAGAAAGCTTGTCGAGCCACGCGACCGCCTCCATCTTCGAGACGCCATCGCCGGGTGTTCCTTCGAGGACCGCGACGACTTCCAGCTTGGACTCTGACAGCCCATCAGTCGGCTCAAGGACGGCGACATCTTCAAGCTTCGAGGTCTCGCCAGCTGCGGCGGCGACGATCTTGGCCTCAAGCTGCCACTGGACCCACGCGGCCGCCGCTCCGTTGACGCTGACCGCTCCGGACGCGCTTCCCGACGTCGCGATCGCCTTGGTGCAGACCGAGAGCGCGGTTCCTGAAGTCGCGCTGGCCTTGTTGTTCGCATTGCCCCAACCGGAGGGAAGGTTGAGGTTCGTAGCTGCGGCCCCGCCATCTACGCAGACGGCCAGGACATCGTTCGCGCTGGCGTTGAAGCTTGTCGAGGTATGCGGGTTAGCAGAGCCGGTGTTCGCTGTGCTTCCTACAGCAAGCGCAGCCATCGGATTGTTCGGATCTGCGAAATACCAAATCGCGGCTTCGCAGGCGACCGAGCCAGTCCATGTGAAGACCGGGTTGGCCGAGGTTTCGGGAGCCTCCCAAATCGAAACCGTGAAGCTTGCGCCGCTGTTGACTTGAGCGAGGTTCGACCAGCCCGTTGTCGTGGTGCTGTGGGTCGCGTTGTTCTTTGTGCAGAGGATCGCCAGCAGCCGGCCCTTGGAGCCGTCGACCGTCGGCTTCGCAGGCGTGATCGTCGTCGCGCCGGCACTTGCGTTAACAGCGCCGGAGCGGATGAGCGTGACGGAAACCGCCACGATTTTAGGCCGCTACTGCGCCGAACTCGGCGTTATCGAACCCCGTCTTCGTCCATGTGGTCGCGGTCGCGGGATCGGTCGCGAAGAAGTGGCCCCTGCCCTCATAGCCGCCATTGTAGCTCTTGCCCGCGCTGTCGCTGTCGGTGCTGCTGCTCCGGACGCGGAACTTGCCGTCCGTGATCGTTCCGCCGCCAACGCGCCCGCGCCCGTTCACGACCATGCCTGCGATCGAATAGCCGCTCGGAATCGCGGCAATCGCTGCCTTGGTGAACGTCTTCGAGTTGCCGATGGATGGAAGCGAGATCGCGGTCGTATCGTCGAGGACGGCTTCGTTGATGTCCGTATAGGTGCCGGTGCCGGCCGTGTAATTGCCGTTGCCGTTCGCGAGCTTGCTGTAGAGATGCGAATCGCGGAGGTCGTAATCTCCGCCCATGATCTGCGAAAAGAACGAGTTGGCGTTGACGGTCGTGAAGCGCGTCGTCGTGACCGCGGAAGCGCCGTTGGTGGGGACGGTCGAGCTGTTGGCCTGGAGCGAGCCGCCGACATAGAGCTCGAAGCTGGAATTGACGACGAGCTTGAAGACCACCGTGACCAGCGCCGTCGCGCTCCACTGGGAGAAGCTCGATCCCCAGTTCACCCAGGCCGACGTCCCGCTGTTCCAGTATTGCACCTGCATGTTGCCGCTGTTCACCTTCAGCCGGTAGGCGTTGGCGGTGCCGTTGAGCATGGTGAAGACGACATGATCGACCGCGTTGCCGTTGTAGCTGGCAAGGTAGGTGTCGAAGCGCAGCCAGAAGGTGCCGGTGAGCGAGGTCGAGCCGTCGATGAAGGGCTGAGCCGCCTCGACGTAATCGCTCTCCGTCGGCACTTTGATGCAGTCGGCGACGTAGGAGGAATCGAACCGGCCTGCCGTCGTGTCGCCATCGACGACGGTCCCGGTGTTGCGCCGGCCGAAAGCGAGCGTGTTGAACGCGAAATAACGGGTCGACATTCCTATTTACCTCACGTTGTCACGTCGCCGAGGACGTCCCACTCGTCCGTCCCGACTTTTTCGATCTCGAAGACTGCCTCGGCGCCATTGCTCTTGAGCGCGCCACCACGGCTGTTGAGCGTGACACCCACGGCTGGCGAAAGCGTGACCTGACCGGCACCGGCCTGCGTCATGCGGGTGCGACCGCCGATCGGGTAAGCGGCAGTCGCATTGGTCGGAACCGTGACCGTGATCGCCGAGCCGTTGGTGAAGCGCTTGTGATGCCAGTCGTCAGTGACGAGGACGGTGTAGGTCGTGCCGCTGATGGTATCGATCGTCAGTCGCCGCTGAGCGCTCACATCGAGATCGCCCGCTGTTTCCGGGCCAAGCACCAGCCGATCCCCCTGCTGGCCGCTGACCACATAGCTGACCGCAGCGTAATAATCCGCGCCGCCGGCCGGAATCGGTAGCTGCACGGCGCCGACATCGGGCGGGAACGTCCCCGCGCTCGTCCAAGGCACGGCGTCAGGGTCGACAGTAGGATCGGTCACGCCGTCCGATTGCCAGAATTCCACCTTGATCTGCGCTGCCTGGTCGTCCTCACTGGCTCCGCTCACGACGAGCGCTGGCACGCTCGCCCCTGCGCTATCGAGCGTCGTTGCGCTCAGCGTCCACGATCCGCCGTCCGGCGTCCCGATTGCCGGTGGCGGCGAGCTCATCGAGACGTTCGACTGATCGAGCGTGTAGCTCACGTCATCGGCGAAGACGCTGCTTGCGATCTCGCGCAGGGTCAGCTTGGGCCGCCACTTCTCGTCGATCTGATAGGCTTCGATCCGGAACGTCTTCGTATCGCCGCCGAAATAGCGGTCAGATGTCCATTCGCACCAATCGCCAGCCTCGGCTTCGCAGAAGCGCGGGCCGAGCGTAACCGAGGCGCGGCCCCACAGCCGACCGAGCCTGCGCGTGATCTCGGCGATGCGCTGCGCCTGCCCAACGTCACGCACCAGCCGCAGCGGAATGCTTGCTTCGCGCGGTCCGCCGTCGGCGATGATGTCGCTATCGTCCCTTGCAGGCGGTGCAGCGTGGTCGTTCCATTGCTGCGTCGGCTCGACGTAGCGCGAGACGACCATGTTCACCCATTCTTCGTTCGCCTGGCTGAGGAAGCCATGGTTCCAGTTGACCTCGCTTGCGACGAGCAAGTCGTCGTCGGTGAAGCTGAACGAGATCGCCTTGGCCTGGGCAGGCTCAAGCTCGACCGAGCCTTCGACCGTGATGACGTTTCCGGCGACGGCGGCGGCGAACATTTGCTCGACGTCGATGAAGTCCTGGTTGGCATAGACCGGCCCCGCGATCCGGAAGCGGATGCCCGGCCCTAGGATGCGGAACGTGACCTTGCCGGAAGAATTGTGCGTCGCCAGCGAATTGCCAGCCGGATCGTAGAGGACGTCGCTGCTCGTCTCGAAGATCCAGTCGTGCGGGGCCACGCTCTCGATGGTCGACGCATCGACGAGCGAGACAAGATCGTAGCCCGCCCAGTAGCTTTCCTGCGCCGGGTTCTTACGCGGCAGGTTCAATGTCGGCTTGGTAAAGCTTCCGCTGGCCTTGATCATTCCCGCCGAGCCGCCGGTCGTGTCATCGTGGATCAGGTAGAACTTGCCATCGACGACGACGAAGAAGTGCTGCTCGTCGGCGACATGGCAGAAGGTTCCCCCCGACGGAGAGCCGCGAGTGACGAGGCCCGTCACCGTATAGCTCAGCGCGCCGCCGCCGAAGAGGCGCTTGAGGGTGAACTGGTTGCTCGAGCCTGCAGGAACGAAGAAGCCCCAAACGCTTCCGTCGCCGTGGAGCGCGAAATCCTCGGAGGTCTTGGCGTCGCTGACGAGCGTAACCTCATCGAGGAACCCGCCGGCGCGCGCCGTCAGCACCTTGCGAGTGCCGTCGGGCATGTCGATCGCCCGCGTTATTCCCCCGCCGATCTCGGCAGTGTCGGTCTTCGTCGCAGCCCCGAGCGGCGGAACCGTCCACAAGGCATGGAAGGCGGTAACGCCAACCACATACCAGCCGAAGAAATAGGCGGTCCCGTCGTTGGCGAGGTCGATGTTGTTGACGCTTCCGGTGGCGGCGTCGAGGCCGTCGGTGGTGGACCCGAGCAGCGTCTTCGTCGGGAGGTTCCACCACTCGATCGTGTCGGCGTTGCTCGCGCTCGCGCGCGCCATCCAGTTCGCGGTTACGGCGGCAACGATATAATAATTCGAACTGGAGGACGCATCCCGCTGGACATAGGGATATGGCCCCGCCAGCCCTTCGTCGCAGAGGTTCGCCGGAGCGATCACATTCTCTGGCGGCGCTTCGTCGGCGGTGAGTCCGCGCCCGATCAGCAGCGCGGTCGGATCGCTTACATCGTCCTCTGCATAGATGCCGCGCACCCAGTTGTAGCGGCAGACAATCGGGTTCTCGCTCCACTCCCAGGTCGTCGGGTCATCCCAACGATGCGCGCCCGAGCCGCCGGTGACGGTGCTGTCCTTGCGCGGGTCGTAGCAGAGTTTGCCCCTGAGCACGAAGCCGAAGCGCGGGCGTCCGCCCGGCCACGCAGGCTGCTTCGCGTCGGGAGCGTCGGCCTTGTAATCGACGACAACATCGCAGCCCGAGCGGCCAATGTCGGCTGAAGTCCAGCCCGGCCCATAGGTGGTGACGACCGAAGGCAGCGGGTCGTTCGATGTGTCCGCCCTGAACCAAAGCGAGAAGTGGTCGGTGTCGAACTGCGGATAATTGCCGTCCCCGGTGTAGAGGACATATTCATCGTTGACGTAGAAGCCGATCAGGCCCTCGCACTTGTGGTCGGCCAAGCGGATGACCAGGACTTCGTGATCGGTGCCGTATTTCCCGCCATAGTTGAAGCCATCGACGAGGCTTCCCGGCGTGAACGTCTCGCCGAACAACGCCGAGCGCGGCTGCTCGCCGAGCTGCAGCTGCATCTCCGCAGCCATGCGCGCTGGCGTCTTCGGCATGGTCAGGTCGACGACCGCCTGAGTAATTATCATCGCCGCGCCCTGAACGATCAGGGCTTGCATCCCCGGCACCGTGAGGCCGACAACGATCAGGGCGGCTCCAACGACGAAGCCGACGAACTTGCTCATTAGCCGCCCCTACTTGCGCCGCGTCACGTCCCAGGCGGCGACCGCAAGAGATCGTTTGCAGCGCCGAAGCCCGCGCTCGCCGGGGCTGACCAACGTCGGCCCTTCGACGATCATCGGATGGAGGCCGAGCGCCTCGATCTCGTCTTCGCCAAGGCCAGCCATCGTCTCGGCCGGGATTGCAGCGATGTCGCCGCGGTGAGCCTCAGCCGGGGCAATGCGCTCAAAGCGCGCGTCCAGCGCCGCCTCGATCCCGCCGACGGATTTCAGCGCACGAAGCGCCCCGATCTTGCCTGACCAATGGAGCCCGCCGAGCGCGCCTTCACCCGTCGTCGCCTTGACCGCTCCATTGGCGAAGCTCGCGCAATCGTTCGACCTGCTGCCCCACTTGTGCGGCCTGTCCCTGCGGCTGTTGATGAATGCGATGAGCGCAGCGACGTCGCGCTTCATGCCGGAATCACCAACGGGCCGGCGCCGGCGATGCTCGAGCCGCCGGTGCTGCCGGTTCCGCTGCCAGTGACAGCCGAACCGCTCCTGGTCGGCTTCTTCCCGCCCCAGTAGAGCATCTTTTCCCCGGCATAGGCGACGTTGCGGAAATAGCCGTCGTTACTGTCGATCAGCCGTTGGTCGGTGTCGGAGCGCATCCGCGAGAGGCTTCTGCCAAGCCCACGGGCGGCGCTCTCGACCGCGAAATTGACCACTGCAGGCCCGCCGACAGTCTCAACCGAATCCAGCGTGTCGCCGCGCCCGCGATCGAAGACATGCGCGTCGAGAAGCGTCTGCCCGTCCGAAGCGAAGATGAGGCGATAGAGGACGACGCTCGCGCCCTTGACCGAATCAGCGTCGATCTCAGCCAGTGCGTCCGCCTCAACGCCGGAAATGCCGAGCGTGTAGCCCTGCGCGACGCCGCCGATTGCGCCGGCCGTCTGCTGAGCGAACGCCCGGTCGCCAAGCGGCAGGTAATCGTTGCCGTCGATGGTGAGGACGCCGTAGCCGCCCCACACGCGGATCGTGTCGCCGACGAGCGGGATGATGTCGACAGCCCCGGTGACGATCGCTTCGCCCGCCTCGATCGCTGCAAGGGCGTCAGGATCGAGCGTCTTCACGAACGGATGTCCTGAACGCCGACGATCTGCCCGCCGTTGATCGAATAGAGCCGGTCGATCGGGCCGAGGCTCGTCTGATCGTTCACCAACGCCATGACGCAGCCCGGCTCGTCGATGTGGGCGACCGCGCTCCCCGGCACTGCAGTCGGGATCGGCGGCTCGACGGTTACGGTGACAACGCCTGAGCCGTTGGCAGTCCCGCCCGAGACCACGCGGACGAGCGCGCGCCAGGCAAGACCAGCGACGGAGGTCTCGCTTGCGTTATAGCGGAAGTCGATGCCGTCGCGCTTCGACAGCACTAGCCCCGCCGCCGCAGCGCCAAGGTGGAGTGTCAGCTGGCAGTCGCCGCCGGTGACAATCGACTGCGACCACGAGGAAGCCTGCCCGGTGAATGCGCCGAACGCGCCGAAGCCGTCGGGATATTCCTTCGGATACTGGCGCTTGAGGTCGCGGCCGATGAAGCGGCGCGTCTGGCCGCGCAGCCCGTCGACGAACGCTTCCCAATCGTCGGAATCGTCTTCCGGCATCCGGCCGAGCGTCCACGCGCCCGACCACAGCGGCATTCCAGCCTGAACGCCCCCGATCCGGCCGCTTGCTTCCGGCGCCATATAGTCCACGCGCTGGAGCTTGAATTCCTGCTGCGCGACATAGAGCGTCGGCATCTCGATCGGCGCTTTCACTCAGCGCCTCCAGATGAAGCGAGAGCGGGCTTCGTCCATCGTGCCGACGATCTTGCCGGGAAGCTCGGCCCTCAGCTGGTCGAGCGACATTTCCACGCGTGCCAATGCGGCGGGATCAGCGCCGGTCGCGTCAATGTTGATCGTCGTATGAACGGGCGGCATCATCGGGCCATTGTCGTTGCCGACGCTGACCGTCTCCATGTTGGAAACACGAGCGCGCGGGATGCCGTTGATCGAGAGCACGTTCATGTCCGTGCCGCCACGGCCGCCGACGAGGAACGAGCCGCCGGAAGCGAAGCCGGGAACAGCCCCACCGGCCGCAGCTGTCGATGCGCTGAAGCCACCGCCGCCGCTCGCTCCGAACGCCGCCTCGATGCCTTTGAAAATCAGCATCTTGATCGTCATTTTCAGGAGGTCGGCGAGGATTGAGAGCGCGAGGTCATGGAAAGCCTGCTTGAGGCTTTCCGTGCCGGTGATGACGTCGGTGAGCGCATCCGAGAGCTTGTCGATGCCGTCGACCTCGATGCTCTGGAGCGCCTGCTTAATTTCGGCTGCGGTCTTCGGAACGTCGTGCGCCCACTTCTCCAGCGGGCTCATCGTGTTCTGCTGGATCAGCGCCGCGCCCTGAGCGCGCTCCGTCGGCAGATGGTCGATCTGATCCTGAATGACCTTGATTTCTTCGTCCGTGGCGTGGTTGCGCTTCGCCAATTGCAACTCATGCTCCAGCTGCAGGCGGCGCTGGTTGATCTCACTGTCGAGGATCTGAAGCTGGATGCGGCGGTGATCCTCGTCCGTGGTCGCCAGCTGGTCAGCGACGTGGAGCGCGCCGATCGCGAACTTGCGCTGCTGGTCGGCGGCTTCGAACTGAGCCTTGTCCGCCCGCGTCAGCTGCTCTTCGACAATCGCTTGGAGCTTGACCTGCGCTTCTGTGGCATTCGCGGCCTTGAGTTGCGCGGCCTTCGATTCCGCCTCCTTCAGCGCGGCGTCGGTGATCTTGTGCTCGGCGTGCTCGCGCTCGGCCTTGGCAAGCTCCTCGTCGATCGCCTTGTCCTTGATCGTCTTTTCGAGCTGGACGAGCTGAACCTGGATTTGAAGGTGCTGCTCGGCACTGCCGGCGAGACCGAGCTTGGACTGCAGAATCTCCTGGTTCGCCTGAAGGATTTCCTTGTCCATTTGAGCGAGCAGTTCTTCGGAGCGGTCGGCGGGCTGCTTTCGTCCTCTCGGCCCCTTCGGAGCGAGGAACGGCGGGAGATTGACGCCGGGGCCCAAGGACGGCTTCGGCGCTGTCGCCGCGGCGGTCGCTGCTCGAAGCAAGGCCGTCTGCCGCCTCAACTCCTTCTCGGCGTCGGCGGCTGTGCCGCTGCCAGTGCCGTGCCTGAAGCCAAGAATTGAAGTGGCGCTCTCAGAAGCAGCCTGGCGCGCAAGGAATTCGGCCTTCGCGCGGCGAACCTGCTCCATGCGGAAGCGCAGGTCCATGTTCTGATCGGCGGCGTTCTGCGCGACCGTGTTGCCGAGGACCGCGCCGCCAGCCGCGCCAATGGCCGCACCGGCAGCCCCGAACCTGCTGCCGGCAAGCCCGCCGATGATGGCAAGCGCCAGCTGCGGGTTGGAGCTGAAGAAGTGGAGAATCTGATTGGTGAGCGTGCTGAGCGCTTGTGCAAGGCTGAGGATGGAATTCGCGTTCGCCGTGACGGTCGAGGCGATATTCGCTTCGAGGACAGTCTTCAGCGCCTCCAGCTTGTGCGCCGTGACTTCGGCATTCCTGATCTGATCCTCGGAAAGAACGACGCCGAGCTGATGTGCTGCTTCCGACAGGGCGTTGAGCCGCTCCGTTCCGCCAGCAAGCAGGCTATCCAGCTGCGCGCCGGCCTTGCCAAACAGGGCGACCTCGATTGCTGCCCGCTGCGAACGGTCGGTGACGTTCTTGAGCGCATCCGCGATCTTCGTGAACACGTCGCCGGTGTTGCCTGAGCGAAGCTCATTGACGGTCGTATGCGCGGCAGTCGCGAGCGCCTGGAAGGCCTTCGTCTGCTCTTCTGAGCCGACTTTGGACTTGCCGATCGAAACGGTGAGCCGCTGAAGCCCGCCTTCGAGCGCTTCCTGGCTGACGCCGAGCTGGCCGGCGGCGAAGCGGAACTCCTGCAGTTGCTTGGTCGTGACGCCGAGCGTCCCCGCGACTTCGCCGATGGCCGCAGCATATTGGAGGCTCTGCTTGATCTGCTGCGTCAGCGCGCCGACCGCGAAAGCCGCAACGAGTCCTTCGACGGCGATCTTCGCCGACTTGAAAGAGCTTTCGATGTCCTTGGAGAGGCCGCGCGCGATCGAGCGCGACTTGTTCGCGCCAGCTTCAAACTGGGCGGTGTCAAGCCCGAGCGCGACCCGCAGCGAGCCGATGAGCGAACTAGCCATCGGCATCCGCCAGCTTGAAGGCGTCCTTCACCAGCTTGCCGAGCGCGGCGACGATCACTTGCCCATACTTCTCGGAATACTGGAGGCCGACGATCACGTCCGCACTGAGGTCGGCGTGGTGCTTGCGCGTCATGGCGATGAGGAACTGCGACATCACCGACGACGAGGACATGAGCTCGCCGAGAAGCTCGACCAGCCCCTTCTCGAAGAGCCCCTCAAGCTGCCAGATGACTTGGTAATCCATCGTCAGCGTCAGCGTGAAGTCGTCGTCGAGCGGGATCGCCGCCTCGTAGAGGAAGGGTTTCAATTCCATCGTTTAGCCTTGCTGTGCGAGGCGGGCCGCGCGCGCGGATAGGCGCTGAGCCGTCGCGTCGATCTGGACCCACATGTAAAAGCCGACGAGCTTGATCGTTTCGTATTTCTTCGAGTCGAACGCCGGTCGGCCCGAAGGCTGAGCGACGTCCTTGAAGGTTCCGAATTCCATGAAGATGCCGTGATGCCGGGGAAGGCTGGCACTCGGGCCGATGAAGATGGTCACGCCGCCAGGCGGCGCTGAGACGTCGACCTCGTGCGAAACAGACTTGTCCGAGACGATGATCGAATCGCGAAGGTGCAAGCCCTGATCGCTCGCATCGTAGGGAGCGAGTTCGGCCCACGTTGCGCGGATCGGCTCGGCCGCGTCCTTGAGAGCGCGGCGGACGACGTTCTTCTCCGTCGCGACCTTGGGGATTTCCTCGAGCGCTTCCAGCACGCCATCGAGGCCTTCGACATGAACGGTCAGCGTCAGCGGTTGAGTGAATGCCACGTCGATAGTATCCTCGGCTAATGGCTCAACGGCTTGCCGCGTTCGCGTTCGTCTTCGTGCTGGTCGGCGGCTACTTCCTCTATTCCGGCTTGGTCATGGACACGTCGGTCGCAACCGGCGACGGCGGGACCGTCGCGAACCTTCAGCTGATGCACGTCCAGGCCATGAAGATCGCGCTTGGCATCGGCTCGGCAGTCATCGCCGCCCTCTTCGCCGTCGGTTCGGCGATCATCAGCCGTCAGTGAACCGCGCGCTCAATTCTGACATTGAAGCCGCGCTCCCTGAGCCGCGTAAAGAAAGCGATGCCCTGAGCGTAACTTAGGCGGTTGCTGTCTTCGCGTCGTTGCTCATTCGGCCTGCCGGTATATTCCGACAAGTCTTTGAGCTTCCCGCTATAGCCGTTGAGCGCGAAGACCGCAGTGTGCCAGGCCGTCGAGATCGCTAGCTCGAATTGCCTCTGCGCGGCGTGGGCCATGCCTTCCATGATCGTGACATAGGACCGCGGCGATTGCCGCCAGAACTCGGAAGGAGAGCCGCCGAGCCTGATCCATTCACGAAGGAAGGTTGCGATGTCCCACGCCGCTTCGGAGGGTTTTCCTGCCTCTCTTTCGCGACGTTAAACGTCCGGTTGAAGAGGCCGAAGATCGACGTGCTGTCGACGCGAAGGAGAAGGCTGAGCGCCTGCTCCACTGTGACGTCGGGATGATGCCGCAGCATCAGTCCCTTCATCACCTGCGCCTTCAGGCACAGCCGTGAGCCTTCGAACATTGCGCCGAGGATTTCCGGCATTGGCTTGCCGGCCATCCGCTCGATATGCGCGAGCGCCCGAAAATCCACAGCCAGGCGGCAACCCTCGACGACCTCTTCATCGTCGAAGATCAGCATTAGCTGCCGGACGCTCCGGCTCCCTGCTCCTGATCGCCGGTGATGCGAAGGATCAGCGTTGCGGTGATCTTGCTCCCGGGCTCCATGTTATCCGGCGCATATCTCTTAACGAAGGCCTGCGTCGTTACGTTAGCATCGATTGTTCCGGTCCCCGAATCGTCCGGAATCTCGAAGCGCACCTTCCGCGTGTCTCCCGTTGTTCGCGCGGCGACAAGGAGAAGATCGGTTGCGCCGAGCGGGACATAATTCAGCTGAACCGTAACGTCGCCGCCGTCGATCAGGCCCGCCTTAAATTCCTTCCGCCGGCCAGGCGACAGCAGGTGCGTGACCTCCACTTCATCAGCCTGATCCTGCGGGAACGTGCAGCTGACGACTTCTGCTAGCTGGACGAGGTTCGCTTCCGTGTTGTCGGTCGAGAGGAACAGCTTACCCCCCCACCCGATGCGGGCTTCGGTCATTTCATGCTCTCCTTGGATTAATCGTGGGCGATCATCAGGTCCGCGGTCTTGCGGTAGATGATCGAGTCGCCCTCGCGTTCACCGCCAAAATCGCGCGGGCCGAGGACAATATCCGCGCGCTGGAATGTGCGACCGCTAAAAGTGCCGCCGAGAATGAGTGCCCCTGGCGATCCGGTCTCCCCGATCAATGCCGCCATCGCCGCCTGAACGTCTGCGTAAGTGAAGCCCCAGGCGTCGACCTGGACGCGGGCGAACTCTAGGTCGAAATCGTTGAGCGTCTGGCCGCGAAGCTCCGTCACATCGAGCAAGGTCACGAAGGGCTTGGCGGCGTTCTGCGGCGCGTTCACCCACCACGTCTGCGGGTAGGCATCTCTCGCCCGAATGATGAAGGCTTCCTGCCAGTCCATCAGGGCGCGGACATCTGCTGAAGGAGCGCCGGGTCAGTGACGTGCGGGTAGAAGCGTGCGCGCCTGAGTGTCGGCGTGGAGGTCAACCCATTGCGCCACAGGTAGAAATTGAAGCGGTCGAAAACCGAGAAATCCGTGTGCAGCGCCGGGATATAGGACATGACCGGGCTGTTATCGATCGAGACCATGAGCAAGGCCGGACTGACCGAATAGGAAACCCTATGTGCTCCGACGCCCAAAGGCACTTTCATGGGCGCATAGACGTCCGGGTCTATGTTGTTCCTCTCGCCGACATAGAATCCGTCGAAGTTGCTGAGGCCAACGTCCCGGCCATCCCATTTGAGGCAGTTGACGCCGATTGAGCGGCCATCGTCGTGCGAGAAGTTGCTGGTGAAAACCGCGACGTCGATTTCGTCAGCGCCGGTGTATTGAACGTCCACGTCGAAGACGCCGCTGTGCGTCGTTCCTATCGGCGCGAAGAACTCGGGAGTGGAGAAAACGCTATCGGAGACGCTGACCGCAGTCGTGATGATCCGCAGCCCCTCGCCTGCGACTTCCCCGGCCGCGTTCATGTAGCTCACCAGGATGTCGGCATATTCGTATGAGACGCCAGCAGCCGTGTAGCTGTCGGCTTGGAAATTAAGGTCCGCGATCGCGGCCGGCGGTGTCGGCGCTGTGAGGACGCCTGCCCCCTCCAGCGACCTGATCCCGGTGAACCGGATCGTCTTGCGGTCGAGCGGCGCTCGCTCGGTCAAATCCCAGTAAGAGCCGTCGAAGCTGATCCGATCCAGAAGCGTCACGCTGTCGACCTTCCTGCTGCGAAGGCATTCGAACGTCGCAGCTTGCGATGCGCTCTCCTGAGCGGCCTCTCGCTTCTCCTGAGCCGTTCCGAAGCGGACGCGCGATGTCGCAACCACATAATCCGCCCAAGTCTCGATCGGCTGGCCGTAATCGTCGTCGATCGTCGTCGCGCGCTGGAAGATCACGCGATAGCTGCGGTCGCCTGCCCCCATGTCAGTAAGCCGAAACCGGCCTCAGCTCGTCGAGCAGCCAAGTGATCGTGGCGGCGATCTCGTCAGAGACGATGCCAGCCGCCGCCGCTTCCCTGAATTCGAACCAATGGCCGATCAGCAGCAGCATCGCGCGCTTGCCGATCAGATACTCTTCGCTCGCCGCCTCGACCGCGCCGCCGGTGTAGGTGACGGTGATCGTCCCGCCGGCGATCAGGTCGGGAAAGCCACTGCCATCGATCGCCGGATAGATGCGAGCGGGAAAGCCGAGGTTGGCGACGAAGCCGCTGTAATCCGCGTCGTCGTCCGGATCTGCGCTCGTCGAATAGGCGATGCTGTCGATGCTCGTGATCGGCGACCGCCAGATTTCGAGATAGTCGCCCCAAGCCCTGAACGTCTCCGTCCTCTCGCCAGCAACGAACAGCCGCCGGCTCACGCGCTCGACGTAAGCGCGAGCCGGTGCGAGCAGCGACGAAAGGAACGTGTCGAAGCTCGTATCGCCGGC